CTGCAGTTCCTAAATCATATTCATTACTAGGTCTTGTTAATACTTGTACTATCTTTGCCATTATCTTCTTCCGTCTGGTTGTATATCTAATCTAAAAGTACCTAATTTCCAACTTTGATTAGTTGTTGTATTTGCTATCTTTAATGAAACAGCTCGTGCTCTTGCTCGTGTATCTACTTTTTTTGTAGATGAAGACACTGTAAAAGGTCCAAGTGATGAACTTGCAACAGTATCATTTGGAAAATCTCTCAACTGTATAGTAACTTGTGTATTCCCAGTTTGAGATATAAAGTCAGGTATAAATCTTCTTATCTTCATTATAAACTCACCATCTCCTCTAAATGTTGCAACACCAGTTGACTGCCCTGTGCCTGATGCTCTTGCTTGTGTAATGTCAAAATCCCCTGAAGTTATAGTCGCTGTGATTGCAGTTGTTGTTCCACCTCTAATTTGATCTGTTCCTGTTTCGTGTTCATAGTATGTTGTTTTACCTTCAGTATTACCAACAACATCAAAAGATGCATCATCACCTGCTTCATAAAACAAAGCATGAGGTAAACCAAATATTGCAGAATCTCTCCACATGGTTCTAGCTAAAGTTCCAACAGTCCACACCGGTCTTTGTGGTGATGAATCAAAATAATTATACGCAACCATTCTATTTACAACAGATGATGTAGAGGTTGGATAAAACCATATAACTTCACCAAACAAATTATTTAATCCTGCGGATACCATTTGATTACCAGAGGATAAATTTATATCATCGTAAACAAAATCTTCTACCAAACAAGGTAATGATTCTAACTTACCAGCATATCTAAAGAAACCGTTTTCAGACATCCAATATGCAGCACCATCAACCTCTACACATCCATTCTGTCCAACCAATCCACAGTTAGTTCCAACTTGTGCAAACGCAAATGTAAATGGTTGACCAACAAAACGTTGTGTAAATAAAGCTGTATCAGTCCAAACGTAGATTGCATCTCTACCACGAATAGCTCCTCTGATCTGTGATCCGTCAGCCAGTCTTTGTGTGCCAGCTGTGTTGGTTGCTGTAGGTGTATAAGTATTTATATCCTCTTGGTCAGAGAATCTAATAAACATATCATCTTGTGTAGTTTTATCTCCAATAGTAGTTTCTGTTCCAAAAAATACTAAGTGTCTATCCGGTGTAGATACCACCATATGTCTTGATGCAGTTGGTGCATTAGATATAATTGTAGCTCTAATGTTTGTTGCATTTGTTGCTGCAGAGTTCCATTCAAAAACTTCTCCATCATGAATTAAACATATAGCTTTATCACCAAAATTATCTAATGACCACATTCCTGGTTCAAGAACCAAGTCCCCTGATGCAGCTTCACCCCAAGCAACAAAATCAGTAGAATTTGTAACTGTAGCACCACTAGAATGTGATGACCTTGTAGAGTTTCTAACTGCTCTTGTAATACCTGTTAAGTCATTTCCAGAAACACCCGTATAAGATATTTCTTCATTACCCACTTGAATAAAATTTGTTCCTGAACTTGGAAACTGACTCGTATCTGTTAAAGTTATAGATGTTCCTGATCCACCTGTTCCTGCGGTATCATCTAATAGTGCTCCATTTAAAGTGGTAGTTGCTGCTCCAATTTCTTGCCCACCGTAAGTCCCTAGCGACCAACCAAAACCTTTTGCTTGAACAGCTGGCCCTACAGGATAATAATGTTGTACTCGTATACCACCCGATGCCGTCGCACCAGAACCAGATTCATTTGATGGCATTGTAATAGTTACTGTTGTAGCTGACGGCACGGACGTTACCATAAATTTTTTATTATCAAAATCAGATGCACTAAAATTAGATCCTGTAATCGTAGAAAAATTGTCTAATAACAATATGTCTCCAACTAATATGCTATGAGAAGTAGAAAATGTTAATGTAACCGTTGGTGATCCATTAGTTGTGCTAAAAGCATTAGAAAGAGTTGTTGTAGTTTTAATAGGATGTATGTCATAAAACACACCTCCAGAATAAGCATACAATATTCTATTTGTTCCAATAATAGAGTATTTAATTGAAGTAGAACTAACAAAATGATGTAGACCTCTTCCTGCTCCTGTTAGATCATTCGTACCACCTAATTGCTTCCAACCACCTATTTTTTCAGGTGTACCATATCTAAACCTAACATTGTCACAATCAATCCATTGACCCTCTGCTCCGGTAGGTGTAACTTGTTTATTGATACCTGGTTGAAACCCTATTTTCTGTAACATAAAAATCCTATAATAATTAGGGCAGGAGATGTGGTATGGTGGATCTCCTGCCGAAACATTATTGTACTACATTATTTGGTAAATTTAAAGCCTTTAAACCATTGAGGTAACCCTATATGTAAGCGTTCGTCAAACATGTTTTCTTCAGATCCAGATGTTTTAATATTATTGTAATGTAAAAAGACTTGAATACATTCTTCTCCTGTAAACTTCTTTCTCCAATGCTCTAAATCGCAGCCTCTATAGATTAACATGTCACCCGGTTTTAAAGTTATCTTAACACCTTTTTTACCTTCTTTTCCAGATGGCTCAAGATATATAGGCCAATCATCACCTCCAAGATTCATAGTGGTAGATATCTCACAACTAAATCTATCTTTATGTCTTTTTAATTCGTGGCCTTTTTTATATACTCTTGTGTAGGTATAAGCAGGATAAAGTTTTAAGTTTGTTGTTTTTTCCATAATTGGTTGGCATTTAAGTAGTAAAGTCTCCATCGCTACATCTGCATACGCAGCATAAGAACCTGGAACCTGAAGAGTAGGACCTTCATAGTATCCAAACATTCTTTCAAAAGGAGATATGTATCTTGCTCTTAAACAAGTGTCATAAACTTGTTTTTTCATTGCAAGATAGTTAGCCAAAAAAGTAGCTAAATCTTTTGATATTGCTTTACGAACAACCACGTATTTATCTTTTTTAAAACTATTATGCATGTTTAATAATTCTTGAATTTAAAACTACATTTCCAGATATACTTACTCTAGTTTTATTAGAAGTATAAAAAGGGTATACTTGATGTGGTCTATTAGCTGTAAAAAATAACATAGTTCCCTCATCGTCTGGACTTAAATGACAATCATAAGTGCACATTCTACCTAAAGAATTAATATAAAACATTTGAAAGGTATTTGGATAAGCACAATTAGCATGTTTAACAAAAGGTAGTTTCTTTTCTTTTTCATAGTCAGCGGGTATTTTCATCCAAACTACAAAAGAAAAAAGACCTGAGTGAGTATGAAAAGGATTAAATTCGTATTTCTTTTGAAAGTTTACCCACATACTCTCTAGTTTAAACGGAAGATTTTTATTTAAAGTATTTGGAATAATCCAACCATCTTTAGGACAACTATCTAAATATTCTTGAATACAAGGTAGTAACTCATTTTCAAAAAACCAATTGTTTTTATCTTCAAGAAAAAAAGAACTATCTATTTGACCAACTAATTCTTTATTCCAATTTTGTTTTTTAACTTTAATATAATTGTTTAATTTATCTAAAGTTTCTTTTGAAAGTTTTTTTCGTATTACACCTAGGTTATTAAAATTCACTGTAGTCATAATTTTATATACTATCCATTATTAAATTATCTACGGCTTGTATATTCCAATGTATAAACCTAAAAGGTTCTTTTCCATAATCTACTGCAAACTCGTGTTCTAAATATCCTGGAAATATAACTAATGTTCCTGGTTTAGGTTTTATAAAAAATTGATCATGTCCATTCCATACCCCTTTGATATCTGGTTTCATTTTTAATTTAGTAGCTCTAGCTCCTGTTCGTGGTTCGTGAAAAACGGGGTATGATGTCTTATCACTACATTTTAAAAAATAAAAACCTGACACGTGTTGATTCCAATGCACGTGTGCTGAATGATGGCCTCCGCCTTTTTTAGCAAACTCTTGAACCCACAAGTCAGTAAACACCATTTGATATTGACTTATGTCATAACCCATATAATCTAAATACTCGTAAGATTTTTGACCAATATACTTTCTAAAATCTAAAAAATTATTTTCTTTTATTAAAGACGAAGAATGAAAAGATCTTCCAAAGTCTCCATGTTTTTTTATATGATCTTTAGATTCTTTAGAAGATCGAGCTTTTTTGACATATGTATTAGAAGCTTTGTTTAAAGAATCAAGAAACTCTGGTTTGTGTTCAGTCCAAATAGGCGTGCTAAAAAAATGTTCTATGTTCATTATTTAAAAGGATCTCCTATATTCCAAAGCACTAAACTGTATCTACAACCCTTGGTAACAGGTTTTACTCTGTGCCACACAAAAGATGGAAAAACAATAATAGAACCTTTAGGTAGTATTTCTTTTGCTTTTATTACGTGTTGAGCTTCGTTTCTCATTGGTGGATCGTAGTCTCTACCATCAAACTCTAACTCTCCACCCTCATATTCAGACCCATCAGTCAACTGACAGGTTACAGATAATTTTCTAATCTTACCATGCTGAAATGTATTAGGTTTATTGTAAGGTTCTTTCCAAGAATCACAATGCCAATCATAGTGTTGATTTAATTTATATTTTGTAAATTGAATATCTTCAGATCTTTCCCATTGAAAATTCCATCCTGCATTTTTATTAGCAATGTGAATGTAGGGAAAAATTTCTTTGTATATCCAAGTTTCATCTAACCAAACTATATCAGAATTTCTTTTATATTTTAAATTTTTTATTTCTTTTTTATTTAATTTTTTATTTGCAACATGTCCTGTTATAGCTATCTGTTCTTGTTTTTGTAAACCATATTCAATAACGTCATCACAAAACTTAATAGGTAATGCAGCAGTAAAATACCAATAAAAATTTTTTATGTTCATCTTTCAATTAATGTATAAGTTATAGTTTGAACGTAATTTAATTCTTCTTTTTGATTATTTTTTAAATAATACATACATGTCGAGGGAAACATTATAAATTTATTATCCGTAAGATTTATATCCCAAGATCTTCCCTTTCTTCTATTATTATCGTAATGCACTCTAACAACACAATCATTTGTTTTTAATCCATACAACAATGTAAAGTCTGGTGAATTGTAAAGATTTACAGGATTAACATTAAGTAAAGGAATTGTTTGTTCATTTGGTTTATAAATATTTATCCAAGTGTCTTTATTTATTAAAGTTAAATTGTATTTTATATTTATGTGTTCTATTACATATGTAGTTAATTTATCCCACTCTCTACTAAACTTTAATTTAGTATTGGATAGTTCTGATTCTACACCATCTAATATTAAAGACCCTCTTTGAATCTCAAAATTTTGTGGCATTGAAACTTCGCCATAATATAAAGCTATTTCAGATAATACTTTCTTGTGCATACCAATTTCTTTTATAAAGAAATATTTTTAAATGTCAATTATACTAAAGTATCAACTAAGACCCAACCTGTAGTATTATTCACTTGATGAGCAGATTCGTCCCATTGATATTCCCAATGATGTGTATTTTCGTTACTTTGATTTTTTTGTTCTGTTGTTAAATCTGGTTTATCTAAAGGTGCTATCCAACCAAGTGTAACTCTTACCCAAGATGGATAAGGTTTTGGAGGTATAAAAACATTATTAGTAGAATCCCAAATGAAACCTATCCCTGCGTAAGTTCCTCTAAATGCTTTTGAATCATCTCCTGATCTATGTTTATTACCGTATGTATTATAAGAAGTTTGAATCCAAAGATGTGTAGGCCAATTATTATGTTTTTCTAAATATGCTTGTCCCACTGATTCAGTTTCTACCCCTTCTTCATTTTGACAATCTGAATCATTTAAAGTAACTACAGTTAAAACTATATTTTCTTCCGATATTTTTGCAAAGTGTGCCATAATTAAGCTTGAAACCTATATCTTATTACAACGACTCCTGAACCACCAGCGCCACCTTGATTTTCTCTATCTGTTTGTGGATTACCTGTATGAGGTCCTGGAGGATTACAAGTTGCACCCACGGGTGCTCCACCTCCACCACCAGTATTTGCTGTTCCTGAAGTTGCTACGACTACATTACCTGAACCAGGGCCAGTTGTAAAACCGGAGTTTCCTCCACCTCCTGGTCCTCCTGCACCAAATGCTCCGTTTGGTTGAGCACTGCCCTGTTGTCTAGCACCGCCGCCACCACCGCCAGCTCTTGTTACGTTTGAACCTGTAATATTTGATGGAGAACCATTTCCACCATCACCACCGTGCATTGATGAATAAGGAACACCTGAAGGTATCTGTTGACCTGCAGTGGCTGCTCCGCCGCCTCCACCACCGCCATTATCATTAGCGTTTCCTCCACCATTTCCTCCACCATTGTTTCCTTGAGGAGGACTTACTGGAGGGACATTTCCAGAACTTCCAGAATTTGTAGTTCTACCTCCACCACCGCCAGAACCTCCATCTCCTGGATTTGCTCCACCACCTGCTGAAGTTATTGTTGAAAAAATTGAATTTCCACCTGGAGTTTGAGCAGATGTGGTTGGTGAGGGTGCGGGGGTAAGAAACCAAGGTGAACCTGCACCGCCTACTGTAACAGGCACTGGAGACTCAACTGGTAAAGAAGCACAGGTAGCTTTAGGACTTGCAGTATATGGACCTGAAACAGAGGCACAATGAGATTCTCTATAACCTCCTCCGCCACCTCCGCCAGCCATTGGACCTGTTCCACCTCCACCACCAGCTACAACTAAATAATCAACTTTTGCTAAATCTCCTCTTCCTGCTGAAACACAAAAAGTTCCTGGACCAGTAAAGACGTGAACTTTAAAATTAGTATCTACAGTGGATACTGTTCCACCAGTAGCTGAAATGTATTCATCAGGTAAACTTCCGCCACCAAATCCTAAGACTCGGTAACCGAACATTTTTTTCTTTGGTCCTTGATCTTTTTTAGTTTTTTTACCCTCTATTAAATAAGGGTTATC